CGGCGAGGGCGGCATTGCTGCTGCCACTGGTCATGATTGGCGTGGTGCCGGGGCGTGATGGCAGGGCACCTTGATCTTGCAGCCTTGAGGTGATGCCTGCGGGGATCACGGTGCCGTTGGTTGGTGCTCGCCAGATGGAGTTGGGTGCGGCATTGATGAGGGAGAGGCGCCCACCAGACAGGAGTGCTTCCTGGCCCAGTTCGTTCACGCGATACTGCTCACCAGCTTCCACCGGGCCACCCGTCCAGCGGGAGCCGGGGAGGCGTGAGGCGCGTTCGAGCCATTCGTAGAACACCTTGGCAGCGCCGGCAGCCTGCGCGGTGCGTGTGGCGACGGTGGCCATCTGCGTGTCCAGTGACAGGCCCGCGATGCGTTCGGCGAAGGTCTTGGCAGATGACAGCCAGGCGGCGAAGTCCCGAGCGCCTTGCGCTGCAGCTGGCGCACGATCGCCCGTGGTAGTGAACGCATCGGCGATGCCATCAGCTGGGGATTGCGCGTCACTCACCGCACCTTCGAGCTGGCCGGCCTGTGTCGCTGCAGCGCCCAGGTTCTGGGCATAGCCTGCGGCGATGTTGTTCAGCCCACCGGCGATGCTGGCGACGTTGCCCAGGTTGACGGCCGACTGTGCAGCGGCAAGCTGGTAGCCGTTCTGTGCCGCACGGGCCCGCTCTGCGTTGATCGCGGCACTCTGCTGCGCGGCAAGGATCTGCGCTTCGAGGGGCTGGGTTTGAGCGAGCAGGCCCAGCTGCTCACCACGCACGCTGAGCATCAGTTGCTGGAGGCCCACCTGGGAGCGTGCGAGTGCGATGGCACCCTGATCACCAGCGGCGATGGCTTCCTGCAGCTTCTTCTGCGCCTCAAGTAGAGCGAGTTGCTGTTTCCTGAACTCAACATTCGCCTCAAGCACCTGTTTGCGCTGGGCGATCTCCAGCATCTTTGCTTCCAGCTGCTGTTGCTGCAGGAGTGCTTTGTAGCGAGCTTCGGCAGCGGCGCGGTCTACTTTCTGGATCCGTTCTTTAATTGAACCGATTTCAGATTCGGATGCGCCGCGTTCTTCAGCCTTTTGCAGTTCATACTCTAGGTTGCTGCGTACTAGATCAAACCGGCTCTGTTCTTCTGCAGCAAGTGCACGTGAGAGGCTAACCAGCTTCTCTGCAACCGATAGCTGTTCCGTTGCCAGGCGCAGGCTCGATTGCTTGATGACTTCACCGATCTCTTGTTCTACTTTCTTGCGGGCTTCGGCGGCTTGCTTGACCTTGCTTGTTTCAGCAGCGAGGGCTGCAGTTTTGGTAACAGATCCATCGGCTTCAATGTTGAACCCAGCTTGAGCAGCTTGCGCTTGCAGTCCGTTGCGTGCGGTTTCAGCTGTTGCTGCAGCAATCTGCCGCTCTAGGGGTTGGGTCTGGGCGAGGACGCCTAAACGTTCCTCATTGACACCAAGCGCAGCACGCTGCAGTTCAACGATTGCTTCAGCTTTAGCTCGCTCTTCGGTGCTGGCATCTGCTGATAGTTTCTTCAGTTCAACTTCTGCCTGGAGTAATGCCTTGCGTGCTTCAAACACACTTAGGTCTGCTTCGGTGCGTGCCTTCTGCTGGCTCAGCTCCAGCAGTTTGGCTTCCAGTTGCTGCTGTTGGATCAGCGCCTGATACCGCGCCTCTAGGGATTGCCGGTCTTGTTCTTGAATGCGGGACTTGATCTCCCCGATCTGGCTTTCGGATGCACCACGCTCTTGGGCCTTAGATAGCTCGAACTCCAGGCCAGCCTTCACTACCGCGAACCGTGACTGTTCCTGATCAGCAAGTGCTTTGCTAAGGCCTACCAGTTGCTGGCCTACCGCCAGCTGCGCATCTAGGTTGCGAACTGGTGCTTCTGCGATGATCTTGTTGAGCTGCGCTTCGGCTTCGGCGCGGGCTTTTACAGCAGCCTCCTGTTCTTTCGTCGCTTGCGTTGCTTTCTGCGTTTCGGGGATCAGGCTTTGCAGCTGCTGAATCCGCACGTCTGTGAGGGGTATTCCGTTTCTGGCAGCTTCCGCCAGTCGCTCCAGTTCTTCCGCGTATTCATCGTTACCGCTGTTTCTTGCAGCAGCTGCCAGCAGGTCGTATTGCTCAGCGAGTGCAATGCCTTGGGCTTTTGCCTTTTCCAGCGCAGTAACCAACTTTTCAATCTGCTCAGTCTGCGCAGTATTGGGCTTGCCGCCTGCCTTTTTGAGTTCAGCGAACAATGCACCAGCTGCATTTTCAGCCAATCCGGCTTGGCTTTGCAGGTTAGTTAGCGCTATCGCCGCTTGCTCTAGCCCTTGCGTAGCGTTGGCATTGGCAACCGCACCCTTATAGGCATTGATGAGTGCAATAATCCCTTCAGTGGCACCTTTGAGGCCAGGGATCACCACCTTAAGCGTTTGCCAGATTCCTTTGATTGCATCTGCCACCAGTGGGCCGATACCTGGGATTGCCCGCAATGGAGCCAGCAGCGCTTCACCAGCTGTCGCAGCATCCTCTAGGCCGCGAGCAAATGGCCCGCCAAGAGTGGTCAGCTTGCTGGTTTCAACGCCGGCTGCAGTGAGCGCAGCGGTGAGCTCATCTTGGCCGTCTGCTGCAGCCTTTGCAATCGACTGTGAGTCTGCAGTGGACTTGTTGAACGCCACCACTGCAGCAGTAACAGCGCCGATCGCCAACGCTAGCGGCCCAAACTTTGCGCCTAACGCAACGATCTGCTGCTGCAGTGCGCCAGTCTGAATTGAGGTGCTGAATGCAACCCATGCACCTTTGGCAGTTGCCAGGTCGGCTATGAATTGAGTTCTGAGCAGCAGGCCCAGCTGTTGGATTCCTGCAATTGCTGCTTTGATCTGCCCGCCGATCAGCTCGCTGTTGAATGCGATCAACGCGAGCCGCGCAGCAATGTAGGCCGCCGGCAGGCCCAGCAGTACGCCAGCAAGAGCTTTCAGCGCCAAGGGGGCATCGGCAGCCGCACGCGCAACACTGGTCAAGCCTTGTGTTAGACCGGTAAGTAGCTCAATAGCTGGCAGTGATGCCTGAACGAATGCACTGCCTACGGTGACGCTAAGTTCATTCCATGCGACGCCTTGAGCCTTCAGTTTTTCTTGAGTTGTGTTCAGGGTTTGGTCGAGCTTGCCCAGCTCGGTATCATTCAGACCCTTGATTGCATTGATCACCACTTCGGAAGTGATCTTTCCTTCGCTGCCTAGTTTTTTAACCTGGCCAACAGTGACGCCCAGCTCTTTCGCAATCGCCTGAGAGACAGGCGGCAACTGCTCCATGATGGATCGCAGCTCATCGCCTTGCAGTGCACCAGCGGCGAGGCCTTGGCTGAGCTGCAGCACTGCAGCGTTCACGTTGCCAGCACTGAGGCCGAAGTTCTTGGCCGTGGCGTTCACCGCTGTGAACACGGTGGCCACGTCATCCAGGCCGATGCCTACCGGTCGCAGGGCGCCATAGAGCTGGAGGAATCCATCAGCTGCTTCAGTGTTGCTGAGGTTCAGCTGTTGAGCGCTTTTGGCAACCAGCTGCTGCACCTTGTCAGCTTCGCCAAACTGATCGCCAAGCGCCTTGATCCGCACCTCCGCAGACTCTGCAGCGGTGGCAGCATCAAACGCCCCCTGAGTGAACGCGACAAGGCCTGTACCGATGCCGATTGCAGCAATCGCCGGGCCTAGCTGTTGAATCACGCCACGCAGGCCACCAGCGGACTGCGTGGCCTCTCTCAGCTCGGTTTCGGTCTTGTTAATTTCCCCCTGCAGCTCCCTAAACCGCTGGCTGCCGATCTGCGTTTTCTCTAGCTCGCCTTGCAGTTCGCCAAGCCGTGAGCGTAGGGCGATGATGCTGCTGGGATCAGCATTGATCAGGAGCTTCTTACGCTCCAGCGCCTGCAGTTCACCTTCGACGCGATCAATCTGCTGGCTGACTTCAATGAACTCCTGAGAGTCCACGTCAATTGTGACGCGCCGCTGCTCCAGTGCCGTGAGTTCGGCCTTGAGCTTGGTGGTGAGCGCAGTGATACTGTTGCCGTCTACATTGATCAGAATCTTGTTCTGCTCAACTTCGGCAAGGTCACGCTGTACGTTGTTGATCTGAACCTGCAGGTCAGCAAACTCCTGAGAGTCAACCGATACCTTGGTCTGCCTGGTTTGCAGATCGGTCAGCTTGGCCTGTAGTGCCTCGATTGAGCTGGCGTCAATCGTGACTGCAGTGCGCTTGCGTTCCAGCGCTTGCAGCTCACCCTCAACACGATCAATCTCCTTGCCAAGGGCAACGAACTCCTGGGAATCAACATCAATCTTGAGCTGCCGTTCTTGGAGCCCATTGAGCTCATTGCGCAGCTTGGCTGTAACTGCTAAGAACGAGTTAGCGTCAGCATCAATCAGCACCTTCCGTTGGCTGATCTCTTGCAGCTCCTTTTCTGTTGCATTGATCTGCCGCTGCAGTTCAATGAACTCCTGAGAGTCAACGTCTACCTTGACCTGCCTGCTCTGCAGATCCGCCAGCTTGGTTTGCAGTGCGGTAACAGAGCGATCGTCTACCTGGATCAGTACCTGCTGGCGCTGTACAGCGCTGATCAGCGCTTGGACTTCCTTAATCTGTGCGCCAGCCTTCTCAAACGCGGACGAATCAACGGCTACCTTCAACTGCCGTTGCTGCAGTCGGTTCAGCTCCTGGTTCAGTGCAGCAAGGCTCTTGCTGCTGAACCCTTGGATGCCATCGCCGATCCCCTTGCCAACATTGTCGCCAGCGGTCTTGGCACGGGTCTCTAACTGCTGAAACCCACGCAGCAGCTCCGAAAAATCACCACCAACCTTGAACTGAAAATCACTCACGGGGTCACCACGACGGTTGGATTGGTCCAGCGGATGACGATCTGATCAATCACGCCGATGCCTTGCCCCGGTGCATCGCCTTCGATGCTGGTGCTGGTTGCACCGGGCAGCAACGCCACCACACGACCGGCAACGGTCTGCAGCTGACCGGCCGACTGCCAGCCGGAGACATAGATCCGCCAGGTGGGATTCGTCAGCGTCTCGGTGCTCAGCATTACCTGCTCAGCGAACCGTGGCACGGCAGTAATGACGATCTCGATGCCGTTTACCACCGTGCCAGGCGGCAGCTGTTCATTCGCCGCCAGCACCGCCATCGCGGGCATTGTGGACCCACTGGGCAGGGTGTACGTGCCAAGCGCCGCTGCGATGGCCGTATCAGCCAGCAGCCGGTCATAGATCGCCTGTGCAGTGGTCGGCAGGGCCATGGCTCAGTTTTCCGGCAAACTCACCAAACGCCAGCCAGGCCATGGAACTGCCACTGCAGGAACAGCTGAGGAATGAGCAGTGGCGGCGAATGATTCAGGGTGCGGGCAGCCGCGACCTAGAAAACCTGAAAACCGTTGCGCTGGCCATCCTCGACTATGCCGAAACCAACCGACAGTTCGCGTTGCAGCAGGCCGCTGCAGGGTTGCCCAGACAGCAAAACACCCCAGCCGCCTGAGCAGCCGGGGTGCAGCAGAGTGGAGATCAGAACTCCAGCTCATAGGGCCCGTAGGCCCGCAGGGTGGTGCTGTACTTCACGATCTCACCGGCGGCATTGGACTCCTCGAAACCGGTGAAGCGGCCGTAGCCGTAGCTGGTTTCGTTGAACCCGGTCGGGCCCACCCTCGCGTATTTCACCATCAGGCCCTCGCGCACTGACTCCTTAGCGGAAATGCGCAGCAGCTTGTAGGCCGCATCAGAGTGGTTGGTGACACCCTCCAGGCTCCAGGACATGGACTTGCTGGTAGCGATCGACGTGTCGAACGACTTGGATTCGTCGTCGTAGGTGATCACCGTCTCCTCACTCTCAGACTCGCTGGGAGCGCAGTTGGTGAGGCCCAGCAGGCGAATCGGTGCATCGGTGCCGTTGAGCAGCATCGAGCTGCCAACCACTGCCCCGCTGGTAACGGTGGCCTCGGTCTGGTTGGCTGCGGTCAGTGCGTAGGTCAGCGTGAACGGCGCAGTGGTCGTCACGGCGGTGACCGTGAAGGTGCCGTTTGCAGCAGTAAACGGTGCGGGCAAGTTGGCCACGCCGATCACGCTGCCGTTGGCGATGCCATGGGCGCTGCCGAACGTCAGTGTCACCACGTTGGATGCGATGGCAGCCTTGGTGACAACCTTGCCCTCGCCAGCCAGCAGCTTGAAGGTGGGGCCGGTGCCATGCGGGAACACCAGCGAGGTGTTAGCCATCACCGTGGTGTTGTCGATGAACTTACCAGCACCGAGGCCTGCATTAGGCAGCAGGGTGGACAGGTTCACCGATCCTTTCTTCAGGACCTGGAAAAAGAAGTTGTAGCCGTAGGCTTGGGAGTAGACCGAAGACATGGGGATGCGTGATCGCTTCCCTTTCAGCGGTCCACTACCCGGTATGCCGTGCTAACGGCTTAAGGATGGCGCGGAAACCTAGCGGCAACCCGCCCTGTGCCTGCTGCTGTGAGCTGTTACCCTCGTGGTGTGTGCCACTGCCCAAACAACACCCGCAAGCCGTTTCAGGCACGGGTGTGGTGGGCTGGTCGGTACTGGAGCCTTGGGTACTTCGCCAGCATCACGGAAGCTGAGATCAAGGTGAATCGGGTGTATCGGGAGATGGCCGAGTGGAAAGAGATGCAGCTTCCTCCGCCCACACTGCTCCCACTGCTCCAGAAACGGGAGCAGGCACTGCAAGACAGCACACCGGCTGATCATCACCAGGCCAGTGAAACTGCCGGGTCTGGCCTGTAGCGGTGCCTTCCGCGATCAGGAATCCTCGCCAGCCATCGGCGGTGGGTTCAGGCGCCAGCAGGATGGCATCAGTGGCGATGAGCGCGAGCCGCTGGGGTGTTGGCTGGCCTTGGCCGGCAGTGTGCAGCACGTCGTAGAACGCGAGGGCGAAACCTGGGAACTGGTGCTGGTTGAGCAGCGCGAGCATGGCAGCACCAGCCTCTGATGGCGGGCGTTCACCAGGCTGCTGCTGGCGGAAGAAACAGAAGTCTGCCAGCGGCGGCGGCTTGCCGTCAGCGTGCGCGTTCACATAGGTCTGAGTGAGGGATGCGACTGGGAGCTCAGCCCAGTGCAGCTGCTGCATCAACCAGCGCTCACCTTCCTCGATCGCTTCTGTGATGTAGGAGACGGGGAGGGATGCGAATCGTTCGCGGCTGAACTCAGGAGCAGCGGGCCAGAGTCTGCGGCATCGCCAGAATGCTGCGGCCCAATCGGTTGGGGCGGGGCTGAGTTGTCCTGAGGCGCGAGCTTTCCCAGCGTTTCAACCATCCCTTCGATCAGTTCTTCAGGGGATTTGGCGGGCTGGTGACCGTTCTGTTCATCGCCGATGAAGTTGTAGATCGCGGTTTGGAGCGGCTCGGGCAGCTCGGATGAATCAGCTTCGGTCCAGGCTTTGCAACCGGGCAGCCGGTGGGCGATGGCAGCGGTAACGGTGCGCAAGACCTGCTGGCGGTGTGCCTTGCCGAGGGTGATGGTCATCTCAGCGATCAGGTCACATTGCTGCAGCATGATCCGCTGCTCTGTGGGCTCCAGCGGCACTGGTATCCCCAGGCGAGTTGAGAGGATACGGATTGCTAGTCGCTGAGCCTCGCCCTCGAAGCAGACCTCGTTGGAGTCGCTGTAAAGGATGGCATCAGCCAGCCTGCTCGACTCACGGGTAACGACTGCCTGGTATTCGTGTTCCCTGATGGCGATCTCTTCACCAGCCAGCAGCGAGCCGAAAACAGGGAACTCAAGGGAGCACACCTCACCGTTGACGGTGGCTGAAATGGTGCGCGTTTCGCGCTTGGGCGCGACAACGAATGGAAGCTGGGGCACGACTGCGCCGGGTGGGGGTACCGTAGGTTTCCGGCTTAGCGCCGGAGCTGCGCGAGCCAGACGTTTTTGAGCCGATCGCCTATGTCGTAGGTGACAATGCCGGAAACGTTTTCCTGACCCAGCACGGCGCGGGTCCAGGGGCGGGCGGGAAGCTGAACACGCTGCGCGTCGCGGTTCCCCCAGGGGAAGATGCGGGCCCCCTCATGCACGGCGGTGGCGTAGTTCGCGGACCATGTGAAGGTGGCCTGATACGGGCCACTCATCTGGTAAGAGCCGGATTGCCGCAGGCTGCCGGTGTCGATGATGTTGCGCGGGCTGCCGACCGTGCCAACCGTGCGCTGCGTTTCACGGGGCCATGCCCAGGCCTGCGCGGTGAACGACTGCTGGAAGGCGCCGTAGAGCTCACCCATCACGATTTCGGTGGCCCGCTGCGCGGCCTGCTCCGCAAGGCGCGTCAGG